AAAAAGAAAGGAGCTTGTTAAAGAACTTTGGAAACATAATTGATGAAAACTTTAAGTATGAAGACTTAGAAGACTATCAAGAAAAAGTTGAGGTACAGTTAGATGATCTGCCTGTGCCAATAATGGGTTACATAGACTTTAGATTTAAAGATAAAATAGTAGACTTGAAAACATCTACTAGAATGCCATCACAACCAACAGAAGCACAGAAGAGACAGATGGCATTATATTCTATGGCATACCCAAAGAATAGTGTTGACTTGTTTTTTGCTACACCTAAAGAGCATAAGACATTCACACTTAAAAACTTAACCTCATACAAGAAACAACTTGAGAAAGTTGCTTACAGTATACAGAGGTTTTTGTCTATCAGTGATGATAAGCATGAGTTAGCTTCTTTTGTTTATCCTAACCTAGATTCATGGATGTGGAATGGTAAGATGAAAGAAGAAGCAAAGAAAATATGGAGCATAAAATAATGACTACAGATGCAAAAAAGATAGAAGAACTTAACAAGGACATTGAAACGATGGAGAAAGAATTAGCAGAAGCTAAGAAAACTCTACGTGAGATGAGAACCAAAGGTTTAAGAGAAGCTATGGAAGCTAAGAAGTTAGCAGACGAAGCAGTAAAAGAAGAGATGAAAGCTCTTGGTGTTACTTATTCTCATGATTCTTATGAGTTCAATCCGTTCACAGGTTGGAGAAGACTACTCTAGTGTCTCCACATAGAGAACGTAGAAATGCTATCAAGCATGGGTATAGGAGTGGATTAGAGCACAAGCTATCTATCTACTTGAAAGAGAATAAGTTTAAATTTTCTTATGAATCTATTAAGATAGAATGGGAAGACTTAGCCTATCGCACCTATACCCCTGACTTCATCTTAGACAATGGTTTGATTATAGAAACAAAAGGAAGGTTTCTAGCTTCTGATAGACGTAAACATTTGGCAATACAAAAGCAACATCCTAAATTAGATATTAGATTTGTGTTTACAAATAGCAGAGTTAAGTTATATAAGGGTTCTAAAACTTCTTATGGTCAATGGTGTTTAAAACATAATTTTAGATACTACGATAGAATAATACCTGAAGATTGGCTAAAAGAAAAAGGTAAAAACAAACACCTAAATTTCATAAAGTTTGTAGGCAAAAAATTAAGGAGATAATATGAAACAATATAATAACAGAGGAAATCATTTTTTTATAGAAGTAATACCATCTATTAATGAAAAGGGTCAGTGGGATGGTAAATATCAACTTGCCATACAAGCTAGACGAGCAAACATAGATGATGATAGCTTTTGGGGTTTGCAACATCTTTGTCAGATGGTATGTGCAGGTATCACAATGATGGAAGATAGTGAAAAGGTAAGAAACGCAGTTGAAGAATTTTTAAACACACCTGAAGTAAAAGATTTCAAAGAGCCTCTACCTATTGACAATGTAACTGATAACGTGATAAAAGTTAATTTTGAACGTACAATAGAGCGTAAATAATGATGAGGCATTTAGAGTATATGAAAAAGAAATTTAAAGAACTAGAAGAAAAATCAAAGGAGCAAAAAGTGAAATATTTGTCAGGTGTAAAAAAACAAGCACAAGAACAATCAGACCATAAACAAACTATGGACATGGTTAATCATCCACCACATTATAATAAAGCAGGTATAGAAACCATAGATGCTATTAAAGCTATGACCGATACAGGATTTGAGTATTATCTACAAGGTAATATTATGAAATACCTTTGGAGATACAGATACAAGAATGGTGCAGAAGATTTAAAGAAAGCACAATGGTATCTGAGTGAATTGATTAGTGTTGTTGAAGATGAAGATAAAAGTTAAAATAACAGCAACATTAGAAATAGACGATGAAGAATATCACGTACCTGCAGATGAAAATGTAGGAGAAGAGATAGAAAATAGTTTTGAAGAATTTATATATGACATTGAAGGTGTTGAAATAAAAAGTATAAAAACAGTACAGGAGAACAGATATGATAAATAATTACTTGCCCACAGATTATCAAAATTTTATAGCATTATCTCGTTATGCTCGTTGGAAAGATGATGAGCAAAGAAGAGAGACTTGGTTAGAAACAGTTGATAGATATTTTGATTATATGCAAAAGCATTTACACGTTAAGCATAAATATAATATAACAAAAGCTCTAAGAGAAAAATTAAATAATTATATAGTATCTTTAGGTATAATGCCTAGTATGAGAGCACTTATGACTGCAGGAGATGCCTTAGATAGATGTCATGTAGCAGGATATAATTGTAGTTACATACCTGTTGATAGTCCTCGTAGTTTTGATGAATGTATGTATATACTTATGTGTGGTACGGGTGTTGGCTTCTCTGTTGAAAGATCAAACGTAGATAAATTGCCTATTGTTAATGAACACTTTGAAGAAAGCACTACAGTTATATCTGTTGCAGATAGCAGACCCGGATGGGCAAAAGCATTTAGAGAAATGATTGCTATGTTATATGTAGGTCAAATACCTAAATGGGATGTATCGCAAGTTAGACCTGCAGGTGCTAGATTAAAAACATTTGGTGGTAGAGCATCAGGTCCTGCTCCATTAGAAGACTTATTTAAGTTTTGTATAGAAATATTTACAAATGCAAAAGGTAGAAGATTATATCCTATTGAGTGTCACGATATTATGTGTAAAGTAGGAGAAGTTGTAGTTGTTGGTGGAGTCAGACGTTCTGCTCTTATATCTTTATCTAATTTAGGTGACGATCAAATGCGTCATGCTAAGTCGGGTCAATGGTGGGAAAATGAAGGACAAAGAGCATTAGCTAATAACTCCGTTGCATTCAAAGGTAAACCTGAGATGGGAACATTCATGCGAGAATGGACAGCATTGTACGAGTCTAAGTCAGGAGAACGTGGTATATTTAATCGTCAATCTGCTAAAGCTAAAGCACTAGAAAACGGAAGACGAAATGCTGATCACGAGTTTGGTTGTAATCCTTGTTCAGAAATTATACTTAGACCATATCAGTTTTGTAATTTAACAGAAGTTGTTGCACGTGAAACAGATGATTTAGATTCTTTAAAAGATAAAGTTCGTATGGCTACAATCTTGGGCACATTCCAATCTACATTGACTGATTTTAAATATTTACGTAAAGTATGGAAAGATAATACAGAAGAGGAAAGATTATTAGGTGTATCTTTAACAGGCATACTTGACTGTCCTGTATTAACACCTAACAATAAAAATCTATTGCTTAATTTACAAGTATTAAAAGAGGTTGCAGTAGAGACTAATAAAAAAATTGCTAAAGATTTAGGCATTCCACAATCAACTGCTATAACTTGTGTAAAACCTAGTGGCACAGTTAGTCAGTTAGTTGATAGTGCTTCAGGTATTCATGCTAGGCACAATCCTTTCTATATTAGAACTGTACGTGGTGACAATAAAGACCCACTAACACAGTTTATGAAAGAAGCAGGTATTCCTGCAGAGCCTGATGTTATGAAACCTGACAGTGTTTCTGTATTTAGTTTTCCTATGAAGTCACCTACAGGTGCTATTACTAGAACAGAAATGACTGCAATAGAGCAACTAGACTATTGGTTGATCTTTCAAAGACATTGGTGTGAGCACAAACCATCTGTGACAATATCCGTCAAAGAGCACGAGTGGATGGATGTAGGTGCTTGGGTGTATAAAAATTTTGATGAAGTATCAGGTATTTCCTTCTTGCCTTTTAGTGATCATACATATGCTCAAGCACCTTATCAAGATATAACTGAAGACAAATATACAGAGTTACATAGTAAAATGCCTGTATCTATAGATTGGTCTAAGTTAGCAAACTTTGAGAAAGAAGACACTACGAGTGGCAGTAAAGAGTTAGCCTGTACTGCAGGTGTATGTGAAATCGTAGACATTGAAGCAACATAATATAAGGAGAATGTAATGAGAGAAATGTTATTATCAGCTTTAAAATCCTACTATGTAGGTCATATAAATAAACATATAGCTAATGTAGAAATATATTTAAGTAGATCTACAGGTATTGGAGAACACTCTGATATCATAGAAGCTATGGACAAAGAGATAGGAGAGATCGGCAAGTATGACGATAGACTATCAATGATAATGAAATATTTAGAGAGGAGACAAGAGAATGTCAAAGAAGAGACAAAAGAAAAATCTAAGTAGAGCAGACAAAGGTTTAACTAAATATGATGCACCTTTGATTATACAATACAAAAAAGGATTCAATGCTTTCTACTCTAACTATGAAAGTCCGTATCATTCTAACTCTATGCAATATAGAGAGTGGCAACGAGGATGGAACGATGCATATGTACAAAAATTAAAGAAGGTTGTTAATGCAGAAGCTAGAGCAAGAAGCTAAGAAGTGGATAGAAAAATCAAAAGAAAATAATAACTCTAAACTAGAAGAGGTGTTAGAGAATATTAAGTTAATACGAAATGTTTCTGAAGCTACTTTAAAAAAGATGAAAGATATAAATGCAAAAAATAACACCGACACATGACCTGTCTTGGTATCTTAAATGGACAGGTTCAGTATTAATTATGTCAGGTATTATTTGCAGAGCAGCAGGTGTGTTTCCATTCTATGATCTTATAGCATCGTGTATGGGAACTGCCTGTCTTGCAGTTATGAGTTATCTGTGGCACGACAGAGCTTTGTTAACAGTAAATGCAGTTGCCTCTGCCGCATTGATGATGGGTATATTAAGACATTTATCTACTATTTAGTGGGAGTTGAAAATAGATTCTTTTTGTTTGGTCTAGGGTCACTCATTACGTGTCTTCCTAGTTCAAATAGATTTTTTAAATCATTTGGATTTGTATAATCTAGTTTCCTATCAGGGAATTGTTGTTCAAAATAATATTCAGCAGTTATCCTAGCTCTAGGACTTAATCTTTGAAATTTAAGTATTGCATCAAGCAGTTCTTCGTTGTTTGTTCTAATTGCTTTTGCTTCTGCCATAGATTGTTTCTTTATCGACTTAACATAGGTATCTAAGTAACCAATGATTTGTTTGTCACCCATACCTAAATTAACTCTTAAATTAGCGATAAATTTAGGCAATTCTTCTTGCATCATTTCTGCAGTTCTTTTGTCGGCAACTCTGTTTGTTTCAGGAAACGGAGATTTAGCCATAAAATCTTTATAACTAAATCCTAATCTTCCTAATTCTATTATGTGGTCAGGTGGTGTTCTGTTTAAAGTTGCACCCATCAACACTTTCATAAAAGGTAAAACTCTTTCAGGTATGTTAGGGTCTTGTGGACTCCTCTGAAAAGGCACATTAGGATCATCAGTAAAAGCGTCTATTCTTCTTTTAAATGGTAAACTAAATTCTTGAAAAAAAGCATCAAATCCTGTGCCTAAATTTATCTCTTTCCCAAAAAAATTAATTGTAGTATTTTCATATATAGGATCTTTCTTATAATCTCTTCTTCTATCTGAATCAAATCTCATGTCTCCAGCTTGAAACACAGGTTGTCCATAACCACTAGCTGCCTCTCCAAATATTCTACCTGCAAACCCTAAAGACTTCTCTAGGTCTTGATAATTACCTGTGGCTACATAGTCATAGAACTCTCCTATAGTTTTCTCAGCACTATAAAAACTTCTGAAGTTAGTTCCTGCTATACCTTCAAGAATCTCTCTTCCTTTTAATACAGGAACACCCCTTTCCTTTCTATGTATCATTTCACCTAGTAATAAATATGGTGTTAATATAGGACCATAAACTCTTGCATCAAACTCTCCAATTAAGTTGTCTTTTAACTTATACCACTCTGAACCTGCTACATCATTGTCAGGATCACGCAATAGATATCCTAAAGGCATTAAAACAGCAGAACCTGCTATTCCCTCGGCTAATTGTCTATAAGCACCTTTACCAAAGAAATCCCCTTCTTTACTGAGAGCAGCCATTCTACCTTTTCCTGCAGAGATATCTCCTGCTCTAGCCATTATTCTGAAAACTCCTGTAGCAGCACCAAATACACCATAATTATAAGACATTTCCATAGCTTTAAACATGAATCTTGGGAAAGGTAAACCTAAAGTTAAACCTGATTTAACAATAAAGTTATTCAATAGTCTAAAAAGACCAAACTTAGGTTGTGCCGCAAAGGTAAACTCAAGAGCATCATCTACTGCCTTTGCCATCATATCATCCGTTACCTCATCTAAGAAAGTTCCCTTTTCTAAAACTTCATCTATTGTTGTATTTTTATTAATTAACTGTCTTTCTAAAGAACCCATGTAAGCTCCTCGTCTAAACAAGGAGTCTTGAAATCTATTAAATACATTAAAATGATGTATAGCACCTTCGTACTTTTCTAGAACAGAATCAACCCCACGATATAAGAACCCGGGTTTTCCTATGTTGTCTGTTCTAGTGCTAGATAAAGCCTCTTGATTAGGTTTTGCTTTTTCTAATCTAGATTTGACTTCGCTATATTGATTCCACATTCTACGTTTAGCTTCGGTAAAATTGCCTAATAAAAAGTCAGATATTATTGCCGCTTCTGAGTTGTCTCTCATGGTATATTTCATTTGTGCCATAGTGCCTCTGATACTAAACTTTTTAGTGGGGTCTATAACATCTTCTAATCCACCTATTATTGTATCAATAGCTAGTCTAGGAAATTGAGCATATCCGTTTCTCATTGCAGTTGCAACACCCGATACTAAAGCAGCTCTACGAACATTTTCTAATCTTCTAAACACTTCACCAAAACGACTATTTACTGCAACTGCTGCTGTTTCTTCTGCCAACTCTTCAGGAGTAACTTTTCTATTAGCTCTGCTTAACTTCTGTGGCAGTTTAGATATTAAACTTAGTGTACCCCCTGCTCTACTTGTGTGGGATAACATCATTGCTGCAAAGTCTTTACTTGAGACTCCATACTGTCCTAATATTCCTAGAGGTATGTCTTTATTAATATGATCACTTAACAATATTTTAAATATTCTATCAGAAATCATCTCCTCTTTTCTAAGTGGTTTTAATAAATCTTTAACTACATTTATATCTCCACCTTCTGCTACTAAAGA